ATGAACTCAGCAAAGTTGAAGATGTATCGTCGCGATGTCCGCAAGGATGGTACCTGCGGTATTTACTTGCAGGTCTTGATTAATCGGCGTAAGCTGGATATCGGACTAGATATCAAATGGCCGCCGAGTAAGTTTGATGAAGCAGTTGGCTGTAAGCCGCGGCCTATGAAAACTAAGCCTGAAAAGCTGAAGGAAACGGAGACCGTTAATGCATTGAACATTATTATTGGCAATGCAAAGACGAAGGCGAATGATATTTTCTTATTCTATCACGTCCGAAACCTCCCAATAGACGTCGATATTTTTCGTAGGGAGTTTCATTCCAACATGAATAAGAACGACTTCGTAACGTTCTTTAAACAGAAGTCCTACCATCGATGGAACAAAGGATTGATCAGCGATAACACGTTTAAGCAGGAAAAGTCGACTCTGGTTAAGCTGATCAAGTTCAACGAATCAATTCCCTTCAATTCATTTCATGCAGAATGGGGGCAGGAATTCGACCTGTTCCTTCGGAAGACGTATGGCAATGCGCAGAACACGCTCTGGAGCGAGAAGAAGCGGATCCGTACCTATCTCAATATGGCGGCCAACGATGGTATTGCGTTCATAGATCCGTATAAAAGGTTCAAAGTGCCGCAGAAGAAAAGCCGCTTCAAGGCGCTTAGTAAAACGCAGTTTAAAAAGTTGATTGATTTTTATGATTCAAAGCACATTGACAACATTCAGAAGGTGGTCCTTCGTAGGTTTTTGTTTAGCTGCACAACCGGGTTGCGTATTGGAGATCTCCGAATCCTTACAACGCAGAATTTTAAAGATGGTAAGATGACCCTTGATCCGAAAAAAACAAAGCGCTATGCGACGCACATAGATGCCGTACCTCTTAATGAGATGGCGTTACGCTTTCTCGAAGAAGAAAAGGCCTTTACAAAATCTGCACGGTTGTTCTTTTCGCCAACGGAGCAATATGGGAATCGCGTTCTTAAAGAAATAGCTAAGCTTGACCGTGTAAAACTGGATCACAATATTCATAACCACATTGGCAGGTCAACGTTTGCTAGTTTATACGATCAGGCTGGTGGCAACCATCGTAGTCTTATGGAATACATGGGTCTGACTAAAGTCGAAACGCTGATGAAGTATGTGCAGACTAACAAAGAGGTCATTGCTGATGGCATTGATAAAATGAACTCCAGCTTAAAAGAGTCTCCAGCCAATTCATAGTTAGCCCTGTCTCTAATGCGCACCCACTTTAACACCTACCAACAGAAGTATTCCGACGGCGGAGTTCTGCACATCTCAATCTGGAAGGATGAGTCGGGATACTTGAGCACAACGTACATGCTGCCCGGCGAAGAAAGCTGCGAGGCAAAGCCGGGTTATGAAGGCGATGTTTCATTTAAGCTGAACAACGGTCGGGAGCGCCCTCTATTTGACGTCTGGCGTGAGGTGAAATGGATGCTGAAACCTACGGATTGATTATGGCATACAAACACGGCGATATATTTATCTATCCATACGGTAAAAAATGGGCGTGGAAATACGAAACTTCAATAGGTCAGAAACTTTTCAATGACTTGCCGGTGATCACGGACTACTGCTTTAGCGTCGCCCGAAAGACTGAATCCGATGTATACATTGAGGTGAAGGGCAAATGGGTGAAGATGAAGCCACCGAAGAAATAGGCCGCCCATCTAATTCGGATGCTTCAGCCGCAGGATCAAGCGCCCATCGCCACAATGGTAGATCCTGCCGTTGAAATGAAACCCGTTGCCACGGACGACATAAGCGCCCTGGTCGTAGGCGATGACTTCAAATAGTACATAGAACAGGACCTCCCAGCTATTCATTCCCTCAGTAGTTTTTGCTTTGGGCTCACTTCTTCGAACGGAATGTACTGAGATTCCATTTCAGCCCATTTCAATGCAAACTGAATGGCTTCCGCATCCGTCCAGGACCGCCCATTCTTCACCCTAAAAGCATCTTCACAGCGAATGAAATCCCATTTGGGAATGCGAATCTCGGACGAGTAGCCCCGGACGCCTATCACCATCTGCCCATTTATGCTATCATCGTAGCAATACACTTGTATTTCGTCACCCATTTTCCGGCCAGAATTTAATCAAAGTGCTGTAATTCAGAGAAATGAGGTTTCAAATTGTGAAAAACAGGACCCGATAGGCGACGGGCAGGCCCGGAGGCCTTAACTTTTGGCGACCGACAGAGTTGAAAAATCGGGTGATATATGAATATTCGCGGTATGGAACAGTTTTTTAGTCAGCTGCCGCACAGGCCTTCAATGCCAACGGCTTCAGCGGTGTTAAGTATCGATTTAGCCAAGCCGATCGATCTTTCGCAAATGACTGTAGTAGACGTGAGCACGCGTGTGGTCGAAAGGAAGTATGGTATGGGTTACACGAATGAGCATACTGTAACGCTCATTGGCTACGAGGATCCCGACAACGACGTTATCAAGGTTACCATTGTCAGAGAATCAGTGCGCCGGCCTGATTTCAAAGCGATCGAATTGGCATCTAAGAAAGACTCGTAGTGTATAGCAGTACGTGGTCCTGGTCACTGTTGCGCTCGCGATGCTGGAGACCGTGATACAGTCTATTGTCGTATCCATCGGTATAGTGAGTAGCATGCTGGGGTTTAATTGCAGCGTTGGTCTCTGATTTCTTATCCTTCTTGTCTCCCTTCATGCGAGCACCCTCGAGGGATATCTTCAGGTCAGCACAATTAACGGCGTTATGCCTAATCATTGGTAGCCGTGGATCATCACCCTTATGCAGCTTAGAGATAAAGCGGTGACGCTCTATGTGTTCAACGTCACCCATCTTCTTCTGAACAACGCGCCATCCTTTCGCTCTGAGCTTATCAGCGAATTGTTCAAAGGATGTCTTCTTTGAATTGGCCACCTTGTTATTGCCTGTGCGGTCTCCCCATTGGAAGATCAGTTTCTCGCGATGACCGCGATAATACTCAATGAAGTGATCAGCTAGATCGTCCTGGTCTTCGGGTGCAGGACCACCGTTAAAAGTGTGCATACATTTAATGAAGCGCACCTCTCGTGGGTACTCCTGGTCGATCGTTATGCTATTGAACTTCCCCCAATCGTGGCTAATATTTAATGCCTTGTCGGGGTTATAGTCATCAGGGCCTACGTCGTATGTGGCATCACGTTTGAGCGTACCTAGCAGACTGATAGGTACTGTGATCATCTTTTCATTCGCTAACGGTGTGTACCAGTGCTTTGCCCCCAGCACAGGGTAAAAGATGTTACCATAGCTGGTAACGCGCTGGTTGAGTATCATGACCAGGTAAGCATACGCTTCCATCTCAGCTTTCATCTGTAGGATAGCTTTATCCCCGAGCACCAGGCGATTCATCCAGGTACTACCTTGCTGCACCCGGGCGTTTGGCTCCCATCCAATGAAGGAATACATCGCGGGGTTAGTTTTTGCTTTCGCGTGAAAGTCTAATAACCAATCGCCCTGATTTCTAAAAGGCATGCTGGTGGTGAAGCTTTGCTGAAGATGTATTGAGCAATCACGAAATCGTGGGTGCGTGCCTCTTACAGTAGGGATCACGTAGTTATCGTAATCTTCTTTATCAAATAGATAGCACTCATCATTCACAACGTCGTCGTATGAAGCGCCAGACATCAGGGAAGGCCGATCGAATGAGCCGAACACAACGCTACGTCCATTCCAAAACGTGATCACGTTCTCATAACGGTGCGGCCGTGCGTAGGGCTTTGCGAAGTGTTTCGGGGGAACTCTACCAACAACATAGTGGATGCCTTCGATATACCCGAAGTGCTGCTCGAGGGCCGATTTCATTGGTATGAGCGTCTTCGTATAGATCATGCTATACGTCGGAGAAGTGAATAGCCCCAAACTGCGTGGCATCACTTTAACTTTCTTCGCGGCATCAGCGCCATTGCCAAAGCTTTTGGAGAAACCTCTACCAGCGACTAGAATTTTGTACGGTGTTTCCGCGCAGTAATGCAGCTGAGCGATCGGATTCAAATATCGCTTTATCTCAGTCTTCTTCTCCGCCATCGCCTGTTAAATCAGCGTAGTCAACGTCCTGTATAATATTCTCCTGGAGCTTCTTCGCCTCGCGCTGCAGTTCCTCCGGAGACGAAAAAATAGTAATGCTGTGCGCTTTGAAGTTTTTCATCAGATCCGCGATATCGGCGCCGGCTTCGCCATCGAGCTTATTCAATTTTGCGTACCGGGCGAGCAGCTTTTCATAGGCTTTCATGTCTTGATGCTCCCAGGCCTTTTTGATGCCCATCGTTATCCACTCTTCCAATATCAGTTTCTTCGCCTCTTTAGTTGAATGCTGCGGATCTCCGAAAAGCATCATGGCCTTATTGACATCGTCATAAGCAACGGTCTTTTGCACTTGGTGAGCTGCCATGATACCATCAACTACCTCACGACGTGTGAGCATGTTGGATAGCAACTTCCAGGCAAGATCCCAACGCTCTCGAATTACTTCCTCTTCTGAATTTAGGACTAGCTCTTTTTTACCAAAGTAGAATTTGTAGATTCGATCGAAAGTATCATCTGCAGATCTGCGTAATTCACGCCCTTTACCCTTGTCGTTTGTTTGTACATCACCCATAGAGCAAATTCGCTTTTACTATTTATTAGATCGTGCCTCATACTGCATGCGCTTCAGCTGCTGCTTTAGGTCGTCACGCTTCGCCATAGACATGGCGACTTTCTCTTTCCAGTCGTTAATTTTCTTGGAAGGTTTGCCGTTCAATGGCATGGCTTCGATTTTTTTCTGCGTCTTATAGATTAAATCATCTAAGCGACGGATATCGTGTTGGATCGCTTTTTCTTCGCTGGTAACTTCAATGGGATCCTCGGCCGGATCCGGAAGGGTGCCATATTGCTCAACGTGCCTTATCTCGTCATAAATTTGTGCTCCCTCATCGATGAGCAGCTGCAGCGCGGCATAGTGCTTCTTCAATTCTTCGGAGCAATAGTCTCCGTTGAGTAGCGCCTGCGCGGCCTCCGGAGATAACCGTGATACGATATCGGTGATCATCGGCGCCGTACTGGACGAGAGCTTCCCGCGTTGACGTTTTACTTTCCCGAATTTTTCCCATAGTTCCCGAATTATTCCCGACTTCTTTTCGGCCGCATCGATGGCGGTAATAAACTTGGACTTTGGGATCTCAACGACCTGGTGTCGCTTGCGCTCCACGCAACCGTTTTCATCGCAGTAGTTCATGCCGCAAGGAACGGCGCACGCGCCGACCATCGCCGCCAGAGTTGATTCGGAAGGGACAATAAGAGTGGCGTCATCCTTCACAACTTTTGTTTCCGAAATGATGATATCACTTTCCGAAATGGCAGTTGGGGCGATTTCACTCCCCTCAAGGCCCAGGATCTTTCGCGGGTTGATCTTGATCATGCACCAAAATTGGCGACGCTCGGTCGCCAATTTTAGGACATCATTTTCGATAGCCCCCGTTTCGGAAGTGAATTACCACCATAACAACAATCAGCACTACGGCCGCTAAAAAGCCAGACAAGAAATTCATCATACGTCCGAGTCGTTTTCGATCATGTTCAGCGTCTCAATGCCTTCCTTGGTATCGCGGACCATGTTAACTACGCGTAACGTCTGCGGCCAGGCAACCACAGCACCGTGGATCGCTTCCAGGCGATCCAGGATCTGCCCGTTCATTTCTCCGCTCTGATCTGCAGACGAAGCGCCAGAACGTGACACAGGACCGCGTGATTGATCGGTGAATGGACTGACGGGTCCGCCTGTTGCGTATGTGTATCGGTTGTTGAGCGCTGCCAGGTTATCAGGTCCGAGCGCGTCGGTAGCATCTTTGCTGAATATGAATTCCCCTCCCTCAAATTCGATCGGCCGTCGGCCTCTGCCTACCACGCCCTTAATCCCACCACGCTTATGAGAGGGACCCTTTGCCAGGCCCACCGCTCCACCGTCAGCGAATTGCTGAGAGTCGATGTCCTTCATTGCCTGCTGCCCTCTGACGAGCGCTGCTGCCGTCTGGAGCGCGCCCAGGATGATACCCACCCAGCCCAGCTGCGATGAGTTCAGCCAGATCTGCGACACTTCGGCAAGCATGTTGATTTTAATCTGTGTCTTCTGAAGTTTTTTGTTCTTCTCTCCAGCTTTTTTCTTTTCGTCCAGCAGCTGCTTCTGCAATGCCTTATAACCGGTGCTCTCCTGTTGATTGAGCGCTTCCATACCGGCAAGGCGCTTCTCCAGCATTGACACCTCGCGGTTATTGTCGGCCATCTTGGATTGAATGAGCGAATTGCCTAGGGCAATAGAAGCCTGGAAGGCTTTCTGCATGCCTTCTTTGTTCTTGTTTTGGAAGTCGATCTCCAGCTGCGCCTGCTGCGCTTTGATCTGCCGGTAGAGATCGGTTTCCTGTTGTCCCTGTTCTTCCAGGAGAGCTAGCTTTTCGGCGAACGCCGAACGCTGTGCTTCCAACGACATGGCATCAAACTCATTACGCGAGATATCGCGATCGGCTAATGCGACCAGCAGCTTTAAATTTTCTTCAGCGTAGGCAGCGTCGATAGCTTCCAGCTGTTTTTTCAGTGCGTCCTGTTTATCCTTCAGGTCTTTCGAGTCCCACTTGCTGTTGACTTCGGCTTCAGATTTACGCGCTACTTCGCGTGCAGCAGCTGAGCGCTCAGCCACCAGTAATCCGGAGGCCTGGATCTCCTCGAGTTCACGCGACAGGTGCAGCTGCAGGGCGGCCAGATCCTTTGTACGCCCTTCCTCCATCGCGTCGATACGCAAGTCTTCCAGGTTACGAACTGCGTCCTGATAGGCTTTCTGTGCATCTTCAGCCTCCTTAAGACGTTTCTCTTCAGCTTTGCGCGCATCTTCCGCTTTCTTCTCGGCGTCACGGCGGGCCTTCTCCCGATCGGCTTCCATTTTTTCACGGATCTTGGACTCCTGCAAAAGAATTTTCTCGAGCAGCATGTTATTGCGCCCTTCGCCCTCAATGACTTTCACTTGCGCATCAACGATTTTTTGAAGCAGCTCGTCACTAATCTTGCCGCGCTTGGCGTACTCAGTCTCTTGCGCCAGTGTTCCTTCAGCCAGTGCGAGTATTTCATCTTTGGTAAGTCTGGACTCCAGCTGCGCTTTCTGAAGCAGAGCGTCGAGCTCCCTCTTATCCAGGTCATCGTTAGCTTTGAAGTTTTTCTCGGCTATTACTTTTGCGTCTTGGAGAATTTTTAAGCGATCGGTCAATCGGTCACCCAATGTCTTCTGCTGAAGAATCAAGTGGTCGATCTGCGCGGACTCTTTGGCGTTGGTGATCAGGATCCCGCGCTTGGCGTCGTCCAGGTCCTGCTGCAGCACAGCCAGCGCGGCACCGGCGTCGTACGCTTTCTTCATTGAGTCGGCCAGGCCATCGAAGGATGAAGACACTTTGTCCAGGCCACCAGGCACCCCGGTGATCATGTCCCACAACCCTGAGCCTAGCTGCTGAAAGCGTTGAATGAGTTCACTCACAACGGCTGAGATGCCGCCCATGATCACCTCAATCTTGTCAAGCAACGGAGTGAAAGATGAGAACGCCGATATCAACGCCATAACTACCAGGAGCAATGCCCCCACACCGGTGGCCGCGATCGCGCCACGTAGCATACCAAATCCGCTAGTCAGTCCACCGACGCCACCTTTCATTTGCCCCATCAGTCCGGAAAGCTGACTAAAGCCCGGGATCTGAGAGAGCACGCCGCCGAAAGATTTCTTCAGTGAGTCGCTTGCCTTGGTGGTCGAATCGAGTTGCTTTTTATAATCACCTTGGAGCTTCTTAGCGCGCTCCAACTTATCATTGGCTTTCACCCACTCCTCTGTACCAATGGCGGCCTTGTTAATCTCTTTGTTTGCCTGACCCACGGCTTTCGCCAGATCCTGCGCGGACTTCCCAGCGAGCTCACCGTTAACCAACTTGACAACTATTTCTGCCATATCATTATTTTTTAACCGCTTCGTCCAGATCTCCCTGGATGGCTGCGTCGAATTCTTTCAGCATTTCCTCGTTCATCTCTTTGAGCACGCCGCTCAAACTTTTCTTTCTCCAGGTCTTCGCTCTCCAGGTGTCGTTCTTGCGTTGATTCCACGCAACGGCCCAGGCTAGACGCTTCGCTTGTTTGGGATCATCCTTCTTAGTTTCTGCCCACTCCAGCAGCTTGCCAATATTTGGCAGGCGCGTCCACTGCATTTTCGTTTTGTTCAGCATGATCAAATGATCAGCGAACGTGATGTTGAGCTGCGGCGAAGTGGAAGCGTTACCTTCCACCACTTCCACCTCGACGCTTCCCGCCGCGATGCCGGTGTTGGTGTAGCGCGGCTGTGATAACACGTCCACGATTGCCTTCCGGAACAAGGGCTGATGCTTATAGGCCACCTGGTTGAGCGATTGAACCAAACGAGGGCTGTACATCTTAGTTCATCGTATAGAGATCAACGCTGTTAACGGTCACCCCTTGGTTAGTGATAGTCACATCAATTCCTTTCACCAGGTAGTTGACCCGGTTGAATCTTTGCTTCAGCTCCCAATCGAATTTTACCAGCATACGCAACGGGAATGATATACGTAGCTTAACAATCTTACGCCGGCGTTGGTAGTGCAACCAGTACTTCCAGAACTTGTTATACAAGCCCTCCAAGGTGAAGGAATTTTCCAAAGACTCCAGGATTACGGTGCCGGTAATGTCGGCTCCAGGGTAGTCGAAAGTTCCTGCGTCAACCATTCCCTTGAAGTAGAATGTCCGGAGCTGATCACCGGTGCCCCAATTCTGTGAGACGCGGGGCGCATAGACAAACATGCCTTCGATAACGTCTCCGCTTTGCTGGTAGATCCTGCCGCATTCGGTTATGATTTCCTGTGTCGGACTGCCGACCACAACCTTTTCTTGTATTGATAACGCGTCGTTATCATCCTTCTTAGACATGAGCGCGTAACCAGCGGATCTTTCATCGCTGTTCCCGCTGGAAGGTGTGCTGAGTGAGGTCACATCACTGTATGCCGGCGACTGCGCGATCGCCTCACGGCTCGAGATGCGTACCCGCTGCGTCTGTTCATTGAAATAGATAGCCAGGTTGTAGCGCATCTTCAATCGCCGTAAGTATTCGACTACCGTTATATCAGGAACCAGTTCCCGCAGATTGAATGATCGTTTCCAGAAAACAAACTTCTTATCACCTATGAATCCCATTGCCACATCCAGCGCTGCAGTATTATACTCCAGCATGTTTTCCAGATCAGCGTGCTCGTAGAAATCACCGTCCCAAGTGAAGTCGAATTCCGTGGCAATCTTATCCAGGATCCATTTCCTCCGGAGGACCGGAAGAATGGAGTTATAGTTCTTCACCTGAAAAGGCTTGCTGTTAAGCAGTCCCCAGTTGGGATCGTTTTTAATGAAGCCTGATGAATTCACTCCGTTAACGAGCTCGCCTTCTTTGATACCTGACTCAGCGAACGGATTTGCGTTGAGCATTACGGGGAACCTGAGTTTGCTATTAGGGTAGGATCCTGAGATGTACCCGCTCATGAACGTGGTGAACTCACTGTAGTAAGTTCCTAGGTCCGCTTCGATCTGATAGTCGGAGGGTGTGTCGGTGGTGATGTGTAGCTCATGCAGCGGGTCAGCTGATGCGAGTATGCTTGGCGTCGGAACACCGAGGAAGTCGGCCGTATAGTAGATGGCCATTCCAATCTGGGCATAGTTGCCCGTGATTAAACCAGATGGTGTAGTGCCGCCGGTCACCTTGCCGGCAGATGGCATGTACTTTCCGCTATCCAGAGAGGCATTGAATTCCGCGTTGATGGACGCGACAATGCTATCCAGGTCAGCTGCCGTGTGAGTCTTTCCGTTGATCACGATGTTATAGCTGCCGGTGTTGCTTTTCAAATAGACCTTTTTGTATATGGCCGAATTGCTTATAAGGAAATTTTCATCGATGACGTCGCGTAGCTTGGCTGTTTTGAACTCATCGCTGATGGTGCTCAGACCGAACTGAAAAAAACAATTAATGGAATCCGTTTCAGAATCGAGTGACTTTAGATTGCCCTTCTTGAAAGGGATCACATTGGAATCTGGAGCGGATGAAGCGAACAGCATGGCCTTTTGTATCTGATAGGCCTCGCTGTTTTCAATCACGTCGGGATTCTTCAGCATACGAGAGTTACGTTCGCTCTTGGACCCACCTGGCAAACGAAAGGGATAAGAGAACGAACCTTTACTAATCTTGTCGTCATCGGTCAATACAGGATTCTCCAGCCTCACCGTGATTGAGATGTCGGGAGGTGTATCCAGGAATTCTTGACCGCCTTCTAATTGTATGCCTATCATAACACGGAAGGGGTGTAGGATTGATCGTCGTAGGCGGGGCGCGCCTCGAAGCGAATGAACCTGGTGTACTGCTGGTCAGCAGCTGCCCAGCTGCCGGCGGTGATATTGATAGGGATCCTGCGGCCGTCAGTTATGTCGTAGATCCTTGACGAATTCAAAAAGTCCTGCATGTACTCGTGCCACTGCTTTGCGTTACGGCCTTTGATAAAACCGCTGCTATAGTTTAACTGCGGCTGCATAGTGTTATTGGCGCTGACAAACTCGCCGTCTTCAGCCTCGTAGTTGTGTGGCAGGAATCGCTGTGATACATCACGCACGTATTCGGTTACCATCTCCATCTGTCCTGTGAATCTCAGTACCTCATAGGCGCCCAGTGAGTTGAGAAACATCACGTGTCGCGTTAATGGATGCGCCTGCGCAATGTGGTATGTTCTTACTTCGCTTACAATTTGATCGGCATTGTTAAGAAGCACGACTTCGTAATACACGACATTCTTTTCCGGAGTCATTGCCAGTGCGCCGCACTGTGATGCTCCAACCGCGATTTGGTAAAGTGATTTATAGGAAACAGGAATAGTTTGTACAATCTGCGAGGCGGTCGTTGCATCGTCATACATGCAACCAATGTGTAATTTCAGTACGGTAATGGTCTCGTCGTAGACCCAAAAGTTCAGATAGTCTTCTTGGAGACGGTCTACGTACTTGTGCAGCGGCGCCCAGGTAAGAAATTTTTTATTGGTGGACATGTAAGTGGTCAGGTACTCAAGCGTCGGCCAATGGATCTTGCTGATGCCACCGTAGAGCACCAGGCATGGAGCTTCTTCGACCAGATCCTCCGGGACAGTTTGGATCTCGATCAATGGCCCCGTCACGCACTTGAATCGTTTAATGCGATCGGTGAGTCGCTTAAGCAGCGGACCGTTCAACACCGGCGTATCGAATGTGAATGCATCGCGAAAGGCCTCGTTGAGATAGAATACAACCTCGCTGTCTACATTTGGTGCGAGCTCGACTTTCAATTTTGAATTATAGTTTCCTGAATCCGCGTCATCTTCAATGCGCACGTCGCAGAAAATTCTATAGTTCGTTTCCGATTCCCATCCGTCGGGTGCCTCCTTCTCCAGTGTGACAGGGTTCTTTGAATGGAAAGTTGTTTCAGTCTCTTCGGGTTCTTCGGGTTCTTCGGGATCTGGATCCTCGGGATCCACTGGTTCCTCTTCCTCGATGTATTCAAATATCTCAAACTTGTCGACGTAGCATTCGCCACCGATTTCCACGTTTTCACCTATCGTATATTCCCCTGTAAGGCCTACCCAAACTTCGTTCCCTCCGGAGCCGTGCGTCCATCGTGATTCTATTTCAACCCACGTGTCTTCAGCTTCCTCTTTGGTGCGTACGGTGGTTAAAGTAACGGGAGTGTTGAGCGTGAAAATGAAAAACTCCAGGTTATCGTGACCGAAAGGCGTAGACGTTTTAACGCGCACACGCGCTTTAGCCAGGTAGGTTTTTCCGGAGACACCTGGATAATTCCCCATAGCAATCTTGAAAGAGGCACTAAAGAAGCCCAGGTAATCGAATACGGTGTATTTCAAACTGTACAGTCCTGAGTACGCCTGCTCGCTGCTACGCACGGTGGTAATGGCCGAGAATCCCCACGTGGAGACATCAGTTTCGAACTGACCGGCGTTGCCGAATGTGTTAATGTTTCCTGTGACCAGTGATATCGGCATGACTTATTCCCATTTAGAAGCGTTGTATAAAAGGCTGGTGGGATCCTGGAAGTTTATTGATAGTTCCCACCCAATGTACTTGGTGCTGCCAATGGCTTTCTCTATTGGCCCCGTTGACCAGGAGGCGATATCGGTGATGATCATCTGCCAGTCGCCAGCGACTTCTGCGCCGCGTTTGTCAACCAGGATCTTCGCCAGGATCTCTTCGATGATCAGTTCGCTTGCCTCAAAGGCGGCGTCTTCATCTTCAAACTTATCACTGGCGGCTACGCACATATAGGCAACGCGTGCAGTTTTAATCTTATGCACGTTGTCGCTGGAGCGATCAGTATATCGAACGCGATCGTAAGGCATCGCCCACAGAAAATTTGGAGTAGCGTGACGGTTGTCGTTCATCACTACTTCTTTTTCGCCCCACTTAAAGCCGGCGATATCGACGTGGCTTGTAGCGATCGCGGAAAAGTAATCGCGATAAGCCGCCAGGTTAGTGAGTCTAATTGTTGTTGCCATGCTTTTCAGATTTGCGTTTAGCCAGGTCCTCCAGGTAATCCAGGGCGCTGTACATATTTGATCCGCCGGTAACGTCGTATCCTTGGAACGCCGGCGTCTCCGCCAGGCGGTGTTTCAGACTTAGCCACATAGATCCCGTGGGAGCTGCCTTGCTGTTGTCGCTGCCTGGACCTGGTGGCATTAATGTTTTGCAGCGCTTAACTACGAATGTGCGCACGTGAGCGAAGGTGAAGAACACCAGGAACAGCTGCCAATCTTTCAGGCGTATCGTGTGCTCGAGCTGATCAACGTCCTCCTTATCGAAACGATCCTGGTAGATGGTGGCCACCAGTCTGCGCAGATACTTGATGTCGCTGCTTGCAACGTAGCTGCTATACTCATTGTCTGCGTATATGAAGTGATCAAATGAATGGCGCGCTAGTTTTTCATCAGGCGTTTTTCCCCATTTCAATGAGAGGTCCGGGAAGAAGTACCAGGGCTGATTTAGGAAAGCGAGATCGTTGTAGATATCGACCGCTTGGCTGACTGTGAGCTTGTCGACTAGCCTCGCGTTGCGTCTGAGATGACGGAGAAGGGCAATGAGGCGAGCGCCATATTGAACGCCCGGCTCTCCCGATCCTTCCATTGTTGGGGTACGATCGAGCTCTTGCTGGAGCAGGTAAACGGCAACGCGCATTTTAGGTGAAAGGTCTTCCCACCTGGTAATGAATAGATCAGATACATTGTACGTCTTTGACATTGCCTATTTTTGCTTTTGTAAAGGGGGTCGTTAGCACTTGTGCCATTTTTTTATGCGACCTTCTTTATTTCATTCATCATCCGCGTGAACTCTGGATGTTCCTCTTTGAACACGGCCACGTTTAGGATATCCAGGAGCCTGTGTAATGCAGCTGGCTCCACGTGCTTAGTACAATAGTCTACCAGTCCTTGCTTGCCGCGCTTGTTGTACATGCGATGCATCGCGTTGTAATGATCAACGGCAACCATCTTAGGCACCGGCAGCTCATAACCTACAGTGTCCAGGATGATTTCGCCGTTGTATTCCTTCATGCCGGCGAGCTTCAATTCAAAGCCGGTGATCATGGTGTATTCTTGTCCGATCCTGGAGAAGGCCGGAAGTCCAGCCGCTACGGCCGCGATGAAATCCCTTACTTCAGCTGGGCAGCTTGTGGACTCGGCCTTCTTTAATCCTTCTCTCCAGGAACGGAGCTCGTCTTGTGGGACGATCTCTTTGGGTAAGTACGGTTGTGGTGTGGTCATAAGAGTCGATTTATTCTGAGGTATATGTATACAGCCAGGAGAATGACGATGATCAGCGAAAACCATCGACAAAAAATGTCGATGCCTCGTGTTTTGAATTCGGTCCGTACTTCGTGCGTGGTTTTAGTTTCCCTCCGGAGGTGATAAATCTCTTTGTCCTGAGCGGCAATGATCAGATTAAGGCTGTCACAGGTAGCCGTGGCCGTGAGCTTTCCGGAAGAATTCACTTTTAAGTTAAGTGTCGCCCGGCCGGACTTCTTTTTGATGGTCACAGGCTTTGGCTTATTGGTTTTTTCGTCGCACTCAATGCGCACTTCTTCGCGCACCGTGTCACCTGGTACCGGAACTTCAATAATGCGATCGCGATATTCAATGTGCGTGCTGTCGGTTACTTCAGAAGTTGAAGCAACGGTTCTCCTGGAGCAATGCGACAAAAGAAAAACGGTGAATGTCAGGATGAGAAATATTATCAACCTGGTGATCACGCTTAGGCCTTCGCCTTGCCTTACCATGTTATGCTTTCTTCCCATGCGAGTGGATGTCCGAGTTTATGAAATGGTTTACCAGGTGCGTAGTACTCAGGGCACACGTCCACGTGAATGAAAGTCTGCCCGATCTCCAGGTATTGCTTATGGCCAATTCGGACCTTAATCTGGAGAGCCGCGGCTACCTGCTTCATGGTGATGGCTGAGTCGTAATTGATGCGCATCATTTCCAGGCGCGCTTCCTTCTGCAATTCCGGCGTCATTACAACGGCGTTGTATCCACGCTTATGAATGATTTCGTTAAGGCCAGGCGTGTCGACGTCGGCGGCCAGCTTAACTACATGCGGAGATTTTGAAGCTGCCTTAAAGCCTGCCTTCTTCAATTGAGCCTGCTTGGCTTCATTCCTGTTAAATGAATTCAGGAATACCGGCTGGCCGATCGCCTGGCGGTATCCATCCAAAACCTTTAGCAGCATTTCATTGATGATCACTTCGCCGTACTCTTCAATATCCTGACGAAACCGCGACTCACCGCTTCTGAAGTAGCGGCCGATTTCATTGGATCCTGCCTGGAGCCCGTTGCGTTTCTGCCATTGGTCCAGCGGGATCACTGATCCGTCACGAAGCATCATTTTTATTTTATCGCTCATTGCAAGTGTTCAAATTTTTTACCCGGCTCAATGGAGCTTTGGTAAAGGGTTTTACAAATAGTCTCAATCTTCTGAACGTAGTCATCCATACGTTCCTTCACCTGGTCAGCGATCGCTGCGTAACCGTGATGATTTGGCTTGGCCAGCAACTTCAAATTCGCGTCGAGCGTTTTTGAATCCTGCCAGTACAATCCCAGAAGTCCCAGGCCGCTGGCCATCGCAGGCCTCGCCCTGGTGTGATGCATGAGATAATACAGCTCTCGAAGGGCTGCCGTCTTCTCGTTGATCATTTCCTCTTTCTCCACCAGGACCTTGAATTGCTCCTCCAGCAAAGATTCGTAGTCCTGCATTTGCTCGCTTAACATTGTCTCGTATTCTCGAAACTTCATCTTCGCCATGCGTGCGTACTGACGATTTGAGTGAATCCAAAACGCGGTGGCCACCAGGCCCCCGGCTATCGAGCATACTATATTCACCCACATTACTCATCCTTGGTTTTTATCTCGTGATGATTGGCGTGATAGTTCTTAGTCAATTGATTGACGCCCCACAGTGTAGCCGCGAAACCGGTGAGGGCGAGCGTTATTCCAAGGTTGTCTTTGTTGTGTATCAGATCATAGACGGGCGTAATTACTCCACCCACTCGTCCGCATGTAAGCGCGAGCCAGTTGATGGCAGCGTCCTTCATATCGGACTTATTTTTTTTGCCGTCGTCGTCCATGACGAACACCATCAGATTGTCTCTCCACTTCTCAAACACTAAGCATAGCTCAGGGAGAAACACCAATCCACACACGCAAAGCATTGTGAATTGAAGTATGTCGCTGAGAGTTGTATTTCCGTTGGCTACAACCGCCTCCTGGATAAGGTTGGCGATCGCCATGTGTGTGGTGTCTTGTGGATTCATAGCGCAAGGAATTTATCGTCAGGTCCAGGATCCGCGGTGCGCCACGTGGGCCCGGGCTCCGGCCTTCCGGTGTGAACAGTGGTAGCAGCTACCAATGGATAATCGGCTACGTTATCCAGGAGAAACTGCGAAAGTTCTTCTTCGTCCGATAAGTACCCCAGCTCGCCGTCCATCAGCTGAGCGCGAAGGATCTTTATCTCTGAGTCGCTGGCCAGCTGGTCACGGGTGATCAGTTCGTCGGTACCAGAATACATCAGTAGGCCATTGTCACCAATTGACACACGCAAAAAAGGCAACGCCAGGTAGAGCGCCCTCTTTGCGATAATAGGCTCCAGTTTGGCAATGAGTTTTGTGTTTGACGCCGTGGGGATCCCAGGACCTCCCGTCGTAAGCTGTGTAACCAACTCGGAATATTGAGGCGCGCTGATCAGCTTAGGGATAACACGCGTCTCCAGGTCGCGGATCTTTGTTTTTAGCTTCAGGAAAATTCTCCTGGAGAAATTGATATCGATGTGGCGCGACGCAACGGCCGTGCTATACACAATGAAGCCGCTTAGCTTGGTGTTATTGGTTGAAGCAAACCAAGTGTTGTAAACTAACACGCTGGCGTTGGTCTCCAGGAACTCCAGAAGCTTGTCTGCATGCAGATCACCATTCCGCAAAGCTGTGAACTGTAGTTTCTCCTGGAGCCAACGTGGCGCCGCGTCGCTGTCTTCGGCGCGATGCTGCCGAATCCCCAGCTCCCCGAATGTCGAGGTCAGGTGCGGGATGGCCTGCAGCTGCGCATAGTACGCTAAGCAGCGCTGTATGTAAACCAGCAGTTTCTTGTTTTCTTCCGAGAGTGGTACGGGCGATACTGTCGCAACGGAGTCGGTATACAACGCGTGAAACTCTTCGTAGAACGCACGCCCTAACAGGTCGATAATGAAAAACTCTTCGGCCTCTGTGATGTAAGGAGCTAACGTCGCGATCCTGGTATTACCATCGATGGTAATGTATTTCTGAAATTCGGCTATTGTGGCGATCAAACTCATGGCTGTGTTTTTTTGCTGTCGCCGTCTCCTGAGGTGGGAGCGGGTTCACTTTGTTTTTCGAAACCACCTTTGCTTTGATCCACGCTCTGCAATACGATATCGCGATATCCTAAGTGCAGATCTTTAGGCCATCCATTTCTACGTTTGATGATTTCAAACGGCTCCAGCGTTGTTTGACGTGGCTGCGCTGTCATCACTTGCATGTAGAAATTGAATTGCTCGCGAAGGTCTGATCCGGATCCGGATCCCAGGCCGTTGGGTAGAATCTGCCCGCCAATAGATGGGCTTAACCCCAGGCCGCTAGTGATGGCCATCGCGGCGGTACCGTAAGCGGTGAGCCACGCTGAATCTTTCACGTCATTGGCCAGCACGTTGATCTTCCAGCTGGGTAAAGGCTTGCCGCTTTCATCGACGGCGATCTTGGTATAGAAAGTTTTGCTGACGTTCGTTTCTCCTGTGAGAAGCTCGTCCATCTTCTTATACGTTTCGATCTCGTCCTTCTGAATGGCCAGCAGCTGCTCGTTCACATCTTTGTAACGCTCCAGTGGATGCCGGTCGAGGAAGTACTTCAACGGTATCTCTACGTGATACTTGATGTTGATGCTATTGTCGATGTTGGCCAGGATCCACCGAGGAATTTTTCCCGCGATGTGGAGCCACCTGGTTATACCATGCCACGCCGGCTGCGGGTTATAATCTTTGTCAACGGACACCAGCTGGTGGCGATAGATCCCTGAAGCTGATTTCGCGTTGTACTTATCAAATGCATTCACCCGGGCGTAATTCTCCATGTTAGGATTTGGCCAGTCTCCGGAGAGATAGAATGCTTGGACCTTACCGTTCTTCTTATCGCGTAGCTCGCTGCGCACGTCCTTGCGCCGGTGCCATTTCACTTCCAGGATCTTGCCATTGTTGGCCGTGATGTATTCGACGGTATAGTCATGCCACCATTCGAAATCAGCGATAATGCCTTGCGTGAAATTTTGAAAGTCGTTGAGATAAAAGAAGTCGTCAATTTCTGCCGGCAGTTCTTCGTCCAGGACTGGTTCGATAATGAGTTTCTTCTTTTCAACGATACGCCTATGGAACATTAATCCGCTTCCCCAGTGCATGGCCCTGCGCTTCTCCAATAGAGATGCGGCTGGATCCGCCATAACGGCGTCAATCAATCGCTGTGGGTAATTATTGTCGGATCCCCAGCGAGCCCATGGGCGGCCGGTGTTGGAGGGATTTTGTGTAACGGCATCGGGCTCGATCTCTTTCTTCGACGTTTCATAAACGCCACCGCTGACCGTGCTCATGTGCATGCCGTTAGCGTGACGTATAAGATCGCCGTTTATCATCGGCTTCTCGACCATTGAAATACCCTTCTCCATTAGTGCTTAACTCTTAACCAGGTGTCCGTATTGAAGTCTTTGAAGCCGCAGATCATGGCCACCTTCACCGACCGTGGCTCGCTCAAATCCAGATCCTGGAGAAGCATCACACCGTTACGCTTAAGATTATACATGACGCGACCACGCTCGTCGGTTAGACCTTGAAGCGGAGTGCTCGGAGACTTTACATTTTTGCGTGCTTTCATGGTCCTGAAGCGACCATCGGATGTGATGAACTGAACGCCGTAAGATTTTACGGCCTGTGAATGTTCATCTACAGTATCATCGAATTTCGCTAGAACGGTGCCTATGTCAATCACGCCCATAGATCAAAACTAGGGCAACGGTGACCGCCATTTTAGGACACAAAAAAGCCGCGCTTTGCCGGCGCGGCTTTTAGAAACCTTTCACGATTTCTCTGGCCCTACAAACCTACCATCTGGCCAGCAAGATACGAAAAAAGGGGACGCGTTAACGTCCCCTTTCCCTCTTATCAAACCTAAACCCTAAACCTTCTTTCTTAAATAACCCAGCTGCTCCAGCTGCTCGGCTGTCTGCATATTGATCCGCGTCAGATCAACAAGGCCGAACTCAGCGCATGCGAAGACCGTCAGGACGCCTTCAGGAACTTCATAAAGTTCTGATACCTCCGGCGACAACGCTACGCCTTGGGGCTTCTTATGCTGATTCTTGGCCATTACGCCGCAGGAGTTAACGGTACAGTGCCGGCGTACTCGATTGGATCGTGCGCGCAGGTGAACTTCCAGGACAATAGCGAACCATTCTGATCGGCGCGCTTCTCACCTGAGCTGGATTCGCCAGCTTCGAAATATGCAGGGATCTCTTTGGAGAGAACCGAGCTCGTTTTGTCAAGGCGTGCAACGCCCAGCAAATAGAGCTTACCTGTGTTTGCCTGGCGATAGATGATCACCGAAGGCGTGTTTTGGCAATCGCTGATAAAGTCAGCCAGCTCCGTACCCAACTTAGGGTAACGGCATGAAAGAACGGATTCCCGTGCTTTGCCATCGCGCTCACCAACGGTCTTAGTGTCGATCTTTCCTGTCTCATCTGTGAAGTACAGGCGCGAAAATTTCTTCGTTGACGCATTCACGATTTGTGCAGCTGCTGTTTTCAAACTTGCAGCTGACGTCAATGCAGGAAGTGACGCGATATCGGCTTGTGGGCACAAATAAATCTCACCCACGAGACCGGCCAGGTTATCGTTACCTGTGGTAAATAGTAAATCATTCATTGTTTTGTCCTCCTTCGTTGCTTGACTCATCTCCCTGGCCTTCGCCTTCTTCCAGGATAACAACATCAGTGATTTCGATCACGCCGCTCTGTAGAGCAACGAGTTCAGCGATCACCTGCAGCGCGGCTTCGTCTCCTTGTGAGGCGAGCGCTTCTAATTCTGCGGAGTTGTACAATTGGCCGTTGTGGCGAAAGTTCAAAGCGGTGAAGTTTACATTCACATCGCCTTGTGGGAGGGAAGATGCCTGCTCAGAGCCGGCATCTCCCTTTTGAAGTCTGTTAATGTTTCGCATAGTCAATTAAGCCTGGTCTCCGAGACGAAGTGCGTCGAGATCCTGGATCTGGAAACCCAAATCCAAAGAGATACCGAACTCTTCATTCCACAGTGCAGGGATTTGCTTGATGTCATTGGCATCAGAGAGCAGATCCGTTCCCATGACCAGGTTCGTACCCATTCCGGTACCAGGTGCCAACGGCTGCGCTATCAGGCGCCGTGAAGTACCGAGCCATGTTGCAGGCTTAGCCCATCCTTTGTAGTTGGTACCAGGGATTGGAATCAATCCGTTCTGGATCATTTCGCCAACTTCGGCCATCGTGTACTTGGTCACGTCTTCCATGCCGTCAATGAGCCATTGAGCGTCAGTGAAAGAGCAGTTGATAACAACGCCGTTGTTCTGATAAGCAACTGGCATGCTACGGAACAGCTTCTTGAAAGCCGCGATCGCAGTAGAGTTGCTAGTGATTGCGCCGGTAGTTGTTACCGCGAAGCCGCCAGTGATGGCCGCGTCGATGTAAGACTTAATACCAGGTACAACCGCACGGGCCGTTACATTATTCCATTTAGCAGGAGCTGTGTCGGGGCTTTCGCCGGCAGTAGTGGTACCACCAGAAACGTTTTGGAAGTATTCAACTACGCTGTTCTGAGTGAACTTCACATACAGAAGGGTAGTGTAAGTAGCTGCGGGGTTGAACGTCGGTGTAGCTGAGCTATCGAAACCGAAGTATGCAGTTTCATCGTTGATCTCGCGCTGCAGGCCTTTGATAACCTGATCCCAAACGAAGGGAGCGAAATCCATATCCTTGAAACCTTTGCTGGCGCGGTTACCAGGTGAAGTCCTCCAGGCAAGATGCTTGTTCTTGAAATCCTTCACGTCGATCAAAAGTTCGCGCTTACCAGTTTTGGTAGAAAGTTCGCGATCAGTGAAAGTGAGGCTTTTCTTGAATTCAGTAGTGCTGCTGTAGGGACGGAAGCCGTTACCCACAGATAGCTTGCTTAGCTGAATCTTGTTTTTCACGTTGGGGATCACCAGGATATCCTTAGCGATATCCAGGCCGTTCACCAGGGTGGCGATCAACGGGCGCTTATGCTCATCCGCATAGGCAGTGATGGCCGTTACGTCGACGGCGTTAAAAAGTAAAGTGCTCATGCTCATAGGAGCAAAGAGAAACAGGGGCACCACGCCTGACACGGCCGTCAGCGCAACGCCGAAGACCAAAACCGAGAGTGCGAGTAGCTTTTTCATTTTGTTTTTAAAGTGGAGTAGATAAATTATTTCTTCAGCGTATAGCCCATATCAGTGACGAGCTTGTCGGCTTCATCGTCGTGTTTTGTGCGAAATGATTTCGCGGCAACCAGGGGATCCGTAGCCGCGGATTCCTCGCTTTTGCCAGGGATGACAGTTGTCTTGCTGCCCGTAGGAGCTTCATCAACTTTCTTTTGTAATTCAGCCATAGCACTGGCGTGCGCGCTGACCATCGTTTTTATCTGCTCATTGAGCCCTGCGATAGTGGCGGCGGCGGCTGCAGCGGACGCCTGAAGCGAAGCAACAAGCGCTTCCATTTCCACGACCTTGGCGTCAGCCGCGGCTGCGTCGAATGCTACTGAAGTATCAGCGCTTTCGGACTTGCCAAAGAGTGAGCTGAATAGAGTTGAAACAAATGCGATTTTCATAGTCTTATTGGATGCGACTTTACCTTCTTCCAAAGGCACAAGTGCGGTGTTAGTTTTCTTTGATGCGAGTTCAGCTGAGCGATTGATAGCGCCCTGGAGAGTGTCGAGTCCATCGATCATCCCCAGGGTAAGCGCTTTGGAAGCCGGGTACATTTTGCCAGTGAAAATGTTTTCCTCACCGGTGTTCAACCGAGAGCCCCTTCCTTGTTTGACAGTACTGAAAAAATCTTCTGCCACCACACGAAGTTCTTCCACGAGTTGTTCGCGCAAGTCGTCCGTCAATGGTTCAAGTGAATTGATGCGCGCCTTGTCTGTTGATTGAGGTGCGCGAATGATTTCTACCGCGCCGATTTCTTTTTGAATGTAGGCCTGGTAATTCTCGTAAACACACAAAACGCCAATGGAACCGAATTCCGTGGCGTTGTTTTTATTGCCGATAATCTCGGAGGCCTGGCTAGCGATCCAGTATGCAGCGCTGGCCACCATTCCGTCGCCAAACGCTACTACGGGCTTGCGTTCTTTGGCTGCACTAATGGCAAGACCAAATTCGTTTGTACCGTCAACCGTACCTCCAGGGCTTTCAATGTCCATTACGATCGCCGAAATACTTTCAGCGCGAACAGCGCGGTCCAGCATGCGTGTATAATCGCGCATGCCGTAGCTGCACAGATCTCCACGCTTGGTGAGAGCGCCTATAACGGGAATGATAGCAACGTTGGCACCTGTCTGAGTTCGCGCTACAACCAGGCCGGCGTCGGGATCCCACGATGTGGAGACTACCAATCCGTCAGTAGCGACGGGCAAAACGGAATAACGTTCGAGCAGTTTTTCCTGCGTCGTTTTCTTAATGAGGTTGTCAATCGACTTCCCCTCTGCCAGTAGACCGAGAACAATAGCTCCGGTTCGACTAGCGAATTGATGTGAAATTGCCCATTGGCGGTATGACAGGATATCGATCATGTGAACCCAAAGTTCTTCAGACCGAATCCGAATTTTTAGGACAATGGTACGGGCCTTTAGAAAGGCACCGTTTTAGCCTGCTCATCGAACGCTACCGTGGCCAGCGTATCGAATGTTTTAGCAGCGATCATCGAATCCACAACGAATTCAACGCCGAGGGTTCCCGCGAAGATTTTTCCAAATTCACTAAGGGTAGGCGTGTTTTCAGGCAGGTCCATGTTAATCGCTTGCTCTTTCAGGCGAGGTGCCGACAAAGAGAGCCAGAATTGAACATCAACTTTATTTGTATCCGCCAGGACCGATTCAGCCAATGAGCGATGTTTAAACCAGTTAGCTATTTGGTCCACTGTGGGGCGTTGATCATCGGTACCGTTGTAGCCGTTGTTGCCGTTCCAATAGATAGCCTGGTCAATGACTGCCTGGCGAAGATTTTCTTTGTAGCGCGAATGTTTCTCAACTTCGATTCGCTGCTGTGGAGTAAGATTGATTGCTGTCATAAAAAAAGATTAATTGTTGGTTATCGTCCATCCATAGACGTTCTCAAGTACGTAAATTTTTTCCTTCTCGTTGGCCGGCGTTCCTTCCACGTATGCGATCCCGGCAGATACATAAGCCGTGAATGCCGTTGAATTTATAGGCGTCGTTCCGGCTTCGTTGTAAAGTTGGAACGTGTTCCCGGCAATACTTTTAATCATGTAGTATTGTTGATTGACTTGCGACATTCCATTAACTGAACGGATACGGATCACGTCATTGTTTGCCAGCGTCCCGATAGCTGACACGGTTACGACGGCGGTCGCGGCTTGCGTGATCCCGGTAATCGTTCCGGTTTTATAGGTTGCGTTAGCTACTTCCGTGCCCGTTGCCGCGCCATTGGTCCCGCCAATAGTGAGACTTTTTCCGAGGGTTGTCGGCACGATATCCCAGTTTCGGCGGTTGGTGTAGATGCTGTTGATGTTCGCGTTCACGTTGGCCGAACTCATACCGTTATTTGCCAGGGTAATTACCCGGGGGTTCCAGTTGGCTCGTGACCCAAAAGCAAAATCTATATTCAATGCGTTGTCACTGAACAAGGTTGCGGCATCACCCGATGCGGTGTGCGTTACGCTTGTTAGGTTCGTGAATGTAGTGAGTAGGGGGTTATTGGTAACGTTCAGTATGTCGTTCACAAAGACAGCATTGGCCGCCGTTGACGGAAAAGTCAAGGTAACAAGGGCGGCATTATTAGTTACGGTGAATAGCGCGATTGTCGTCGTGATGCTCCTGCCTCCAACGTTGATCGCCGTTTGCCCGGTGTTGTCCAAAAACAACGCCGTCAAGTTATGCCGGCTGTTGGAGGCAAAGTTTACGTTCGCCGAGTTGTTGCTCATGCGCAGTTGACGCATTGCCGTGCCCCCGCCGTTCAGTCCTGAAATATTATTGTCTAGCAAAATCAAAACTTGGACGTTCGGCGGCGCTGTAAACGTTCCGGTCAACTTACATTTGGTTGCATACAAAGACGTGCAAACGGTAAGTGCTGAAAAATCCACGCCAGCTCCTAGACCGTTAGTTGAATCCTGCCCGTTTTCGATATTGTTGGCGGCTGTGATTTGTGTGCTGAAATACAATTCCTGCAAAGCGGTCATCGCCTGAATCCGCGCAATCAACGTTGTGCTAACCGTCGTATCTAGTTTGTTGCCAGCAATCCCTAAGAACGTTACGCCGGTAGCGGCTGGCGGCAGTGTTAAATCCGTGATCCTACAATTTGACAAGTCGATCTGAGTTAGCCCGGTCAATCCTGAAATGTCAACCGTCGAAAGGTTGTTTTTAAGTGCGGGGTTTGTCACTGATGTCGGCGCATTACCGAAAATGAAAATTCCCAAACTTACCCGCGAAGCCGATAGCGTGATCGTTCCAGTCCATACACTTGTTGAGCTGTTCAAAACCCGAACTACAGACATGCCGTTTGGTATATCCGACGCGGTAATGTTCCGTGTCCATGTCAGAGTGTTACTTTGCAAAATCAGTTTTACAGCCGCGCCACTGGCAAAGAGTTTATTAATCGCCGACTGAAGGTCTGTTGTTATGCCGGTGCAACTAAGCAAAACAAGCACTTCAAGCGGTGGCGTAGCGTGTAGCGTTAACGAGGTTAAGCCAGAATTACCTAACGCCAGCACACGAAGAGATGGACAGTGGGAAAGGTTCAACGTAGCAAATCCAGTTAGCGTGTCTGTTATAAGGTTTGAATTTATAGCGCCCCCATAGAGGGACGGTGTTTTAAATGTCGAATCAACAACATACCCCATCCAGCAATCTTTTAAATTAACCGCATCCTGTAAGCGATCATTGATGACTGACCCAACACCAGCGCCTAGGCTGATTTCAATTGTCTCCAATGCCGGGCTGAATCGTTGGGCTATCGTTGCAAATTGTGTAGTCCCGGAACTCGCATACCGAAAATCAATTAAGTTTCTCGCTTGACCTACAAGTCCGGACGGATAGTTTGCGCCGACAGACGGATTGCCGGGATTATTGCCGAAGCCAATACGGGAAACGTGACGCCACGTTGTTACGTCCACGGTAGACGTGCGGCTATACGTGCTTGCCTGCATCAATGCGGATGAAATATCATGCCCGCGAAAAATCCTCTTTCTCATTCTCATGCTTGCTCTAACCGTGTTGCTTGTGTACCGCCATCCACGCGCCGGAAGGATCGGCGTCACGTTAGCATTACCATTACCATTATAGGTAATGTACGTGTCAGAAATGAGCGATTGTGTATCGGGTGCCGGTTCGGCAACGGCGTTGATATTAAATTGATCGTTGGCAGGCACGCGGACAATCGCAGGAAATGGGGCGAATAACGTTTCATAAAAACGCGCCGCACCGCTCGCCCATCCAAGCGAATCGAATTCATCGACTAAATGCGGCTGAGCAAAAAAACCGAACATCATGGCTTGCGAATTATGTTAGGTGCATACATTACTTCAAGTACGCCCGATTCCCAGCAATAAAAAGTAAAGATGTCTATAGCTTTGGCCGGACTTGTTCCATTAGCCGCTGGATCTGTTAGCGCAGGATTGGCAGATGAGCCGCTAGGCCACCCCCAAATATTGCTACCTGCAAATACAATCGTCTTTAACGTTGTATTACTAACGATGGTAAGAACGTATGTCTCCCCTACAACCGCATTGCTATAGCTAAGCGAGGTAATGTTGCCAGTCGCTACGCATTTTTGTTGCTTGCCATTGTTCCAGTTTATCGTAACTGATCCACTGACGTTACCCGCGTCGTACACACCACTGATTCCGAGCCATGTCCTGAACTGCGCAACGGTTCGTGATATTAATTTTTTGCTGCTATTGAAATATGCGGCTTCGTCAACTCCCGCGTCGCTTACCGTGGGCCCAATAGTAAATGTTTGGGCAAGTGACCATGTGTGCGCCAGCGTCTTCAAGTTCGTCCACCAAGCCGCTAGCGTGTCTGGTGCGGCTGGTTTGTTATTAACTGTCCCTGCAATCACTTCGGCGCTGGATGCAAAATCTTTATTGTAGGCAGATCCCTTCGCAGCCGATACTACGTTTTTACTCGCGTCTGTTTCCAGGACCTGACTACCTGTTGTATTGATCAGCCTGATTCCTGTAGTGAAAATTTGAAGACTAGCCCACGTCCAAGGACCTGAAATAAAGGCGAGAAGCATTTCGACGAGTCCCTTTTCAGAAGGTGTCCTTGCGTCGCTGTTTGAGGAGTCGCTTGATCCGAGCGCTACCCTCGCTGTAATGTTTTGCGCTTCAGCTGTCAGTGATCTTTCAACTGTACCTGCGGTGGTAGGATCCCACGGCGCGACAGAAGAAAGGATTACATCAAGGCTCTCTTGTTCAGACAGCTTTCGGTAATCGGTGACCAGCGTTGCTGTGGTGGATGCAAACTTTTGATACAACGCCCATCCGGAGCCGACCGTTGGGTCAGTGGTTGCCGTCGTCACTAGGTAGAAGAAATCTGTTTTCTGCGCAGCCTGATCAGCGAGCATGCCAGCGATATTTGTATAGGTCTTCGCTACTCCCTTGCCTGATCCAGATCCACCCATGCGCTCCCACTGCAGCGCTGTTATTTCAGTCTCGATGTTGGTACTGGTGAATGGCCTGGTACCTACCAGGAGAACATACAAGCCGCGGCCATCAACGGAATGGTTATGGAAAACGATGATCAGTCCAGGACCGAAGACTCCAGCTGCCCACTCCGGAATAGCAGCACTCGACGAAGGCGAAACTTCTCTCCACCAGGTGTTCTCTATCGTGAGCGGGTTAGTGGGCGGCGCGTTATTGATGTTGCCATCAGTCTTAGTTTCAAAAATCCTTCGCTTAGCGTTGGTATCTGGATGAATGCAGTAACGTCCGTCGCCACTTGCATTGGTATTGAAAGTAAGTGCAGAGGTCCAATCCGGAATAACGGTTGTGGCAGTCGACATCGAGACGTAATCGACGATCTTATACAAAGCAGTGCGCAACGTGGAGACCAGGTTGAGCGGAACGGTAAGAGTAGCTAAAATGAAATCTTTGACTTCCTGAGCGGTCATGATGATGAAGTATAAAAATTGGTGAATCCGAATTCAGAGATGATGTTGAATACCTCTCCAGGTGCGAGCGATGCGATAGCAACGCCGTTGTATTTCACTACGGCCGGCGCGGTGCCTACTGGTGGAGCGGATAGGGATCCGTTGTAATGAAAAAAATTGTCCGGACCATCGGGATAGTAGAACCGGCAGTCGTATGCATTCAAGTTTTCAAATGATTTCCCGCTATCGTGATCGTACTCGAATCGAACAGGCGTCTCCAGGCTCCCAAAAATTTTGTTGGTACCGTTGGCGTCAGTGAATAAGACTATGAATTCGTCTTCAGCTGCCAGGTCGAGCTGCGGTTTGATAGCTGCGCGGTCTTTGGGAAGAAGGAACGGAAGTGTGTTTTGCTTGCTCGCCCCTTCCCTGGTTGCCTTGGTGGCAGACTTCGTACTACTGGATTCCAGGATTGCGCTCCAGACGACGAACGCCCTGCCTGCCTTGGGAACTATGTCGCCATAAACAATGCCATTGGAGGGCTCCGGAAAGGTTTCAACGTCATCCTTTCGAATGACTCTCAGCGTAATGATGCCTCCGATGTTATCATTAGCTGAGAACCTGGAGATGTTTTGTAGATAGGCCATCGTGAGGACGAAGTACGATGGACCTTGCTTGAAATTTTAGGACACTACCAGAGGCGTTTGACAACGGCTGTCAAAGAGGTGGGACAGTATCGGGAAAACTTTGGGACATAATCGGGAATTTATTTTCGAGCCAACGGAGTGGTAGAATTCACTCGGACATTTTCGGGAAGATTTTGGGACCCTTTCGTGCGATTTTTTTCATCCGATCCTTTCTCACGCTACGATATCGGAGCCATGCCTTATGCGCGGCGTCGTAGGTGTACTCATTTTCGTCGATGTTAAAGAAAAATAGAAAGCTTTTGCAGCTATTGTGGGGGTTTACACCGGCGTAACTCTGTGCAAAGATCCACAGAATCAATCCCTCCTGAAACATCTCATCGAGCAGCGTATTGATGTAGACAAGCTGCGAGATCCCCGGACTCATCTTGGCTGCCCTAGACGACAGTTCAATGGCAATAGTGTCGGTTTGTCGCTCACTTAAGTTTGCCGCTTCCTGGCGATATTTGAGGGCTTTTAGGAGATTTTTTCCTACCGAGGTGTGCTCGTCAAGCCTGAAGGGCTCTGGTAGATCGAAGTTTTTGAGAAGAAACTTTTTGAGGTGGGGCTTAATGGGAACGTTCACTACTCTACACTCGCTTGTCATCATCACACAGGGTTGTTTCGTCGAATAAATTTCGCCCGAGACCCCACCTTCAAACGTTACCTTGTAAGGTTTTCTGTCATTGTGCAGGATTTCACTGAAATTCTGCATAGCCCCCGGCAGGATCAGTTCGGCCGGGGGATTGATTTTATTCATTGTCCAGGGGGCTGCGTTGCCTCATTGCGTCTACGCATCCTGACGCGTCGCCCCTTCCGCATATCGAGATCGTCATTTGAAACCTGTAGCCACATAAACATACCGGCAAAGAATAAGCATACGATTCGCTCAGCGACCCGAAACTCCTTTATCCTGGTAATAAGGCGCTCGATGTTCTTCTCCAGAAGCTCAGTGTATTCCTGGTCCGGAATGATGCCGGTGCTCTTAAGGTTCTTGATGCCATCATGCGAAGCAGCAAAGCCATCGATGATGTGGTGATGCAAGTAAGTATTACTCTTCTTGCTGTACATTTTCTCTTTCATAAAATCAACTTTTAGACATTAGACATAAATGAGAGGGTCACTTTTGCCTGGCGGGTTGGTCTTAAAGTTGAATTCTTATACAAACAATCTGATCCTAAGCTTGACCATTTTGTCGTCGATTGGTTTAAACCACCATTCACACGAGGTCCGTTGCAGGAGGTATGCCAATTTCTGAACATCTTCATAGTTGAAGAATGTGGACATCACTTCCACGGAACCATCACAAGTCACTACTAGCACCATACGGTTGCTGCTGTCTACTATAGCAGCTAATTTTTCGATGAATAATTCTCGAGAGATCTGATAGCGAATCATTTTAACAAGGGGGTTAGTTTTCAAAGAATACATCTGCAGCCTTAATATCTTGATATCCTTCAATGAGCTGAAGGGTACGAAGCTTACTTAATGCATTGGAAAAACTTCCGCTGTTCCAGGAGTAGCCCGTAGCGGTACCGAGTTCTTCCTTGCGGAAAACTCCTGGATGACCTTCGAGCAACGTGGTAAGAATCTGTTGCTCCATCCGACCGACTTTTGAAAACCAATATTGTTGTAGCGCTTCACCCGTTGGCATCGGATCGACTGGACCGATAGCGCCCAGGCCTTCACCTGTGATGCCAATAATTTCGGAACTGCCAGATATCATACCAGCAGTGCGTAAACGTGATAGCGCGTTAGAGAAAGACCCCGACGTCGATGAATATCCTGACAGTATACCCAGCTGGCTCTTTGTTGTCTGCGCACGACCATTGCGTTGGGCGAGGACCTGAAGGATTGCCCGTTCCATTCGTCCAATACCAATCGGTCCGTTTGCTTTGTCTCTCTTGACAACGGGTGCTACAGCGTTGGGTATGACTGAACGCAGGCGCTGTGCCGGCGAATTAGGAGCTTCGACAGCACGACCATTCTTAACTGACTGGAGCGCTGCCAGTAATGCTTTCGCTACTGAATCCTGGTTTTCCCAGAACAAAGCCATTGCATTCCCATGGCGTTCAGCTTCATTGACCATTGCCACCAGATTCTTTTCCGCACGCTTAAAAAAGGCTTCTGATAATACGTTCACCTCCTTCACCTTCTGTGGTGCTGCAGGTTTGCCATTGGCAACTAGCTTTTCGAGTTCAGCAATTCTCTTTTTGAGTTCCCTAGGATCCTCAGCCTTGGCGCGCTCGATCGTCGCCTTCATTTTCTCTTTAACTTCTGCCAGATCAATTTCCTTCAAAGCCTTTCCTCTGAAAGTTCCGCCAGCTTTAGGAGTTGAGGTCGAATCGAATGTCCGCTTCTTCGATATTTTTATCTTCTGCAGCACGTCAAGCCATTGAGGTGACCACACGTAACATTCTCCAGGCTTGAGACTGGGAAGCTCTTCGATCAATTTGACGTCCATGCCTTGATGCACAATCCATTCTCGGATCGCTTTACGTTCGTGAGCGCCATTGACCTGGAATGCCATCAGGCATTCTGTCTGATTCAAGACTTCCTTATTGACGCTTTGTGGCCGCTGAGTTATCATCGTCACACCAATACCGTAATTCCTTCCCAGCCGAATGATCTCTTCATATATGCCGACCATCGATGCCGAGTCACCCCGTACCGCCTCCGGAATGATTAGCTGCGACTCTTCGAGAACAAGCATCACCGGCGTAGGGTTGTGTTCTGCTTTCTTGCGCTTCCACAGTTGAGCACCAAATGCCGTAGCAAATCTTTGTCGGTCTACTTTCGTGAACTGGCTTGCATCGATGACAAGGCTTCTACCGCTGTCAATCAGAATATCTGCGACTAATGTGCCCCCAGTTGGTTCAAGAGGAATGTCGCCGCGTAAACCGCCAATGATCGGAATATCGATACCCTTTGATTTTCCATCTGCAGCCAACCGAAGCCCATACCAATTACCCACGGTATCGAGTATTGCGACCTGTATGCCGGCATCAATTAGTAACTCGACCAATTTTCCGGAGCCATAACTTTTGCCGCTTCCCTTTCGGCCAATGAAGGCAAAGGTTTGAGTTGCTGCATCGAGCGGAAGTGATAACGTTTCAGATAATTTTATCTTCATAAGAATAGCGATGTTACTTTACTCTTGGACTCCACCTGTAATTCAATCTTTGCTTTCAAGTCGTCGCACTTCTTTAGTGATTCGACGAAGCTGACCAGGTGCTGCAGCGCTGCACTTTGCTCTCTTAGCAATTCGGTCGAAGCCGATAAATGCAATGGGTTCAGGAACGAAAATGTATCCTGCTTGTCGGCACGACCACTGAGCGCTTTGATACACTCTGTGGCATAGTTCCAATCTAGGTCGCGACAAGCCAGCTTAATGATTTCGATCTGCATGGCTAAACGAGACGATTGCTCAACGGTAGTAGCCATCACTTCACGTTGTTTAAAATGTTGTGTACCTCATTCAATGTGCCTTGCTCTGCCAGGTAGCGCTTCAGGAGTATTATTTTTCCCTGCAGCACCCGGACATCTTCGCGCATTTTGTCTACTGCGGCACGCTTCACTTCCTGCTGTTTCTGTTTTTCACGCTTGAGCTTGGCGATAACTGAGTCGGCGTCGTCGCTTGGCTTAATTTCCATCACGCCCATTAGCATGTCGGCCGCAGTCAGTCCGCCCTTTTCGGGTAGTGCTTCCAGGCCGTCAATAATCAATTTGAAGTCGGCCTCTGAGAGGTTGATGTGGTGCTTCAGATCACTCATAATTTTTGAAGGTTTAATAGTTTGGATGAAAAGGATTTTACAATGAATAGGGCCTCCGTACACCGGGGATCCGAGCCTGGCAGGTGCTGCACAGATCTGCTTCGACCCAGTGGCAGTTTCCCTCCGGCGCGATGCAAGGATTGTTTTCCGAGCACCCGCACTTGCGGCAGATCCGGGAGTTGATCGCCACGAAGGAGGCGCGCTCCCAGGGATCCATTTGCGGCCACCCGTCTTGGGTGACGCTTTCGATCAGTCGAAGGAGCTTCTGACCTTTGCCTGGAGTTGCGACGTCCCGGAGGCCGTTGTCGCAAATGTGGTACAGGGACCCATCTGCGTACTTGAACATGACTTCTACCATAGTTTTAGGAATTTTTTTTGTGCTCATGGCCGTTGAAAAGTGGTGTCACGCTGTCACGCTTGTCACACTTGTCACGCCTGTCACGCTTTGTCACGCGTTTATCACGCATTTATTTTTATTAACTAATTGATAATCAGATAGTGAGACAAAGCGTGACAAGCGTGACAGGTTTTTGGGGATTTTAAAATGGAACGTCCTCATTTTTTTTGCTGACGGTCAGCTGGACCGGCGCCGGCGTGGCCGTTCCGTTCCCAGTGCGACCAATTTCGGGGCTGTCCAAGCCACCTCCGGAGGCCTTGGAAAGGGATTCCTTGACCAGGACAATGCCCATATTATTCATCTGGCTGTAGTCAAAAACCAGGCAACTGGTACGCTTATCGTTGAAGGATTCTGCCGGACACAGGCCCAGGTAATAGGGCTGGTCCCTCATATATAGAGCGAGCGTATCTTCAGCCGGCGGCACCTGTCCGGTCCGCTCCCTGTACGACTTCGCGTACTTCGCGTAGACGTTGCTAAACCGGATCAACAAAACGTCGCATCGGATATCCTTCTTCTTTTCAATCTCAGAGCCGACCTTCAAGGCGATCTCCTTCCTGGAGCTGACCTTTATGTCTACGCCTTCGACGATCACCCCCTGATCGAACATGAACTCGACGCCCTTCCAGAAGATATTTATAGCGCTATTGTCCCTGAGCAACTTAGTGTGGTTGATCACCTGGCGCATGGCCATTTTAAACACTTCCTCGTAGCTGAATGGAAGCTTCACGAACGTAGCGAGCAGTTTGGTGGCCGCCAGGATCAACCCATAATTATTTAGCAACCGAGCCTCTACACGTTCGCCTATTGCCCGTGTTTCTATGGTCAATCTCTGATGCTCAGAGAGAAAAACTTTGGGAAGCTTTTCCTTTACTTCATCGCGATACTTCAAAAGCTCTAAGAGTAAACTACTCAGTCCATGCTGTTCGGCAGTCTTCAGGCTTTCGTGGGCCTGTTGCTGAGATTCCGTCAGGTTACTTAATCGATCTAAACTAAAGGGACACGTGATGGATCGGCTAAGCACAGAGCCGTCATCACGGATAGAGATGTATTGTCCGACGAGAATTACCGTACCCTGAATCTTCTGGATCCTGGTCTTACGCTTCTTACCTGTGTCACCGTCGCCAACCTCGCGACCTTCACCATCATAGGCCGCTTTGAAGGTGCCGAACTTCCAATCTTCAATACTGTTTTCATCGAATTCGTTAAAGAGTACGGGACAATTTCTAAAGCGCTCTACACGATTGAAGAAACTAAACGGCGTTCCTTGGCCGGGATTCAAATTGAACCCTTTAATCAAATCACCCTCGCCGTTCTTTCCAGAGAAAAACAACCAGGTCAAGCTTTCCGCCATTGCACTTTTGCCGGATCCCTTCGGTCCGTAGCAGTAAAGCATTGGCATTTTGGTGATACGCGTTACGATATCTTTAAACACCGTAAGGAAAGCGAATGCTATTCCATATGGTGCGTTGGAGCCGTATGTCGTATTGAACAATGAGGCCCATTTTTCGAATGTGATGTTGCTTTGCATATAAGATAAATAAAGGTCGTTCTCGTAAGGATTATCAGTTAGTCGTTCGTCGCGGTGGATCTTGCTGCGTCCTAGGGACAGATAGAATTTGTCATCGACCCTGATCGTTCCCATGTCGTCGTAGCGCAACATGTTCCCGCCGTGGTATACTGCATCACTGAAAGCAAAAAAACCTTCGGGCTGCCACCCTAAAGTTTTTAGTTCAAACGCCAGCGGCATGGTATCCATCAACCAACCAGTGACGCGCTTGAAATGTTGCTTCTGAAATTGAAACTCCGTACGAAAGTTTCCTCTGCGGAGCAATTCATTTTCGAAATGCGTTTGATTTCCGAACGCTTCTGTCGGCATCTCCACCATCGCATTGCGTACACAGTTAAAGATTTCTACGAGCCGGCGATTGTTGCTCTGCTCATAGATGTGATAGAGTGGCCTTAATGTGAAGTTGGTCGTGCGATACACGCCACCATTCACGTTCTTAAAATAGATACCGGCTTTGTATCCATCTTGCGAGACGGCCAGCTGCACGAACCCATCTTCGTCGAGGCGCTTTTTGTCTACCCAATCTGGCAACGGATCCTGAAACATCGAATCTTCCTCCATTGTTCGGATCTTTTCCTGCGCACGCTGCTTAACAGCTTTGTCCAGAGGCTTTGATAAGTCCGCTGCCTTTAGACCGTACTTTTTTGCCAGTGATTTCACGTATTGCTCTACGCGGATCTCGCTTGTCATCAGAGAAAGCAGGTTAATGGTGCTCTTGATGGCCACCGACATATTGTAGGCAGACAATTTTCCCTCTGTCAGATACTTGCCACATAGGTACTCGACGCCGTCCTGGTAGTCCCAAAGGACGTTGACCATCTTTTCAGTACAGTCGAACAGTGAATCGGGATCCTCTTTTGGTGGGAGAATGCATATGAAGACGTTGAATTGCTCGGCAAGCAGAATGGGGATATCCTTTTCCATGGCAGCAATGCCGGCGGCATCGCCATCGCGCAACACCAGGACTGTGTCAGTGTAGCGTCTCAGGATCTTGGCGTGCTTCTCAGTGAGCGCGGTACCGCAGGTGGCCACCGTATTGTCCCATCCAGATTGATGGAGCTTGATAACATCGAAGTACCCTTCTACCAGGACGGCCATGCCGTGATCTCTAAACCCTTTGATCGCTTTCGACAAACCGAATAGCACCTGTGATTTGTGATAGATCGGACTCTCCGGAGAGTTCATGTACTTTGCCCCTTCGTTGGCCAACCGACGGCCACCGAGGGCGACTACTTCGCCACGCTTATTTTCGATAGGTATGGTGATACGATGATGGAAGTAATCGTAAAGGGTGTTGTTGTCACTGGCCTTCACCAGTCCGCACTTCTCGGAAAGGGTGTAGCCTTCTTTGACAGCGGTTGTGGTGAATGATTTCCAATCAAGGCATACGCCTAGCTTCCAATCGATGATGGTTTCCCTGGTGAGTCTACGCTGCTCCATCAGGTACTTCACCGTCGGCATGTCAAGAGATCGCCGGTAAAGGTCCTGCGCTTTAAACATCAGGTCCTTCATGGTAAGTTCTTCGCTCTTTTCCTCCGGAGACTTCTCGGTGGTTTCCTTTTCAACGAGCTCGATGCCGTGATCCCTGGCAATAAGACGGACGGCTTCATCGAAAGGTAAATTTTCGTGCAGCATAACGAAGTGAATTGCGTCGCCGCCGGCGCCACACCCGAAACACTTGAAAATGTTTCTCCCTGGATGAACGTAAAAGGATGGGGTACTCTCGCCGTGCAAAGGACAACAGGCTTTAAAAGAGACGCCTGCTTTCTTTAGAGGCACGAAAAGCTCGACTATACTGTCAACGGGTAACTCGCGAATCGCCTCTATTGTAGTTGTTGAAATGTAGGACATAGTGGTTAGGTTAAAAAAATTGGATGGTAAGAGTGTTTACTGCGCTGTCGCTTCTGTCACTGCCTTTCTTTCCATGATCAGCTGGCCTTGTCTGAATAACTCTGATCGCCTACGATTAAGATATCGCAGCATGGTAGCTGCTATTAACAATGAGCCTTCCTGGCCCAGGTAGAAATTTACCGGGTCGAGCTTCGGACCTGACAGAGTTAGCCCATGGATCGAATCTTTACGAATCGAATCAAGGGTCACAATCTGTCGGTCGATGTCTTCAATGTGCTGATTGATCAGTCTGATCTTCATCACTCTTTCTTCATCTGAAATTTCATTTAGCTTGTCTACAATAGACGTTTGCATAGGTAAGTTGTTAAAGTGATTTAAAATGGAGAATAGACGCAACTGATGACGGCGGGAGAACTTCTTACCGTACTTCATTCGCATAAGGTTATCGCCGCGATCGTGAGACAAATGACAGCGCCGGCACCAATACTTGAGATTCCAAAATCGGTTATTGTTGATGTCTCCATCCACGTGCGCGCAGCCCAGCTGTACTAAGGTGCCTGGATTGAGGTTGCTATCGTTACCCGCGAACCCGGTCGGATCATTAGAGAAAATGGATAACTGATTCCTTCCGGAAAATTTGGGCCTAATGACTTCACCGATGTATACTGATCCGTTCTCAGCGCGACAGTCGGGAAACTTTTCAGATCCCTCGCAGCGGTTGCCGGCACGCCGCCTGATCAGCCGCACGATGAGCGTCCACTTAGGATGATATTCGCTGTAGTCTACTGGCATGACCGTTGTTTAGCGCTCCAGACCGCCGCAACTTCTTCTCGGACCTTTGAGTAGTAATCGACATGGCCACAGGGATTATTCCAGGAGTGAACATACAGACGCCTGCTGCCGTCATAGGAGAGCGCGTCATACGGCACGCCTCGAGGGCCGCCGCATACAGGACAAGTATCAGAGATTTCTACGTCGATGGAAAATATTCCTTCGTGCTCTGTGCGAGCAGGGATAGTTACTCTCATAAAAAGGTGTCAGTGGTTAAAGTGGCCATCCATCGTCGTTTGGATCGACAGGCGGACCGCTTATAAGGCAATAGATTAGCGCTGCTATTAGAGCAATGAATAAAATCGCTAGCATCACGTAGGACTTTTTGCCTGAACGTAAAGCCGCGTAAGGATAACCTCGATCTCCTTGGCGACCTGTTCCTTTGTTGAACCGGTTATCTTGTCCTTTACCATTTGATGATAGAGTCTTTGCTTGTCGTACAATGCCAGTTTCAGCTGCGCTTTGTTCATTAGGCTGTATACAAGGTTCATGATCATGCGGGTTTAGAATCAAATACTTCGTTTCCATTGACCGGATACCACGAATGAATTTTGTGGTTCCTGTTCTCTCCGTGGAGCTTGATAAAAATGAGAACATTGTTGAGTAGTGAATTGATGTCAGAGGTTGTAAAGACGCGCTCCAGGTCGAAATCACGGTGCGTTCCGTTGGTTAGAACAACTCTTATCTTCTCCATGTTATCCGTGTTTAGCTATGATGAACCCCCGGCGCTGAGCTTCACTGACGATTTCGTCTAGCGTATTTCGAAAGAATCTATTTTGCCGATCCTTGTTAAGCACCCAAGCCAACACATTCACTGCGCAATGGGCTGAATGAATGGACTGACTGGTTGTTGGAATGTCAATCTCGCCTGATAAGAGCGCTGTTAGAATGTAATGAGCTTGCTGTACTTCAGCCTCAGCTTTCATATCACTATCGACAGGATGGCAGAATCGTTTTATTGAGTGGTGAACTTCAACGTAACGGCCTTGTTCCTCTAGCTTCCTGGCGGCCTCCATGATCATGGGATCATGAGGATTGCCGTAGAGCACGATCATTTCATCGGAGATAGGTGTGTCCAT